ATGCAAGTTTAACCCAAGCATTTTGGTTAGATAAAAGATTTAAATCTGAATTGCTTCTACTTTTTTTACCATGAAGAATTTGTCTAGTATTAATTTGGGACTTTACATATCCTTCAAACGATTCCCCTATTATACTCATAACTCATTTCTATTATTTAATCTATTATAGGCACTTTTAATTCCTCCTACATTTGAAGGTATTCTAACTTGTACTCCTAAAGGAAGATAATATGAATTTTGAGGTAATTTTTCATTTGCAATTGAAATGATCCACCATAAACTAGAATCTCCATAATATTGAAGAGCTAATTGATCATATCTATCTCCTTGTTCAGCATAAACATAAGTATCATTTATAGAAAGAGGTATTTGAGGGTATTTTGGAGAAGGATAATATCTATCTCCACGCATACCATCAGGTTTTCTATTACTTTTAACTCTTATGTTTGTATATCTTGCCATATATTATTAATCAGGAGTATAATTAACTCCGCTGTAATTATTGTTATATCCGTTATTTAATGCAATAAATCTTTCTTGTCCATACTTGTTAATAAACCCACCATTTCCTTTATAACTGTTGGATTGTAATTGAGGTATAAAGTTATGAATTGGTTTAAAATTAAATCCACTAACTTTACATATCATAGGCATCTCTTTAACTGATGTATCAGTTGCTATTTCGTTGCCTGCTTCTCCTACAGTACCAAAATTGGGTCCATCAGGTATTGCTATTTCCCATGGAGATTCTTCAGGTACAGTTAAAGTAAGACCTTCTAAAACCCCAGGTTGTTCGTAACACCATCCTCCTATCGTTAATGTAATTAAGTTTCCTCGCATATACCCGATATCTGAGTAATTTGGTGCAAGAGATGATGCTAGATAATTTAATTTTTGATATTGTGGTATTAATTCTTGTTTTGATTGAGCAGCTACTGTCCAACCTAATGAAATTGTTCTGTCAAATCCTTTATATTTGTAAAAATTTTCACCTCTACCCATATATTTTATAGCATCCCAACCAGCTGTATAAGCATCAGACATGGCATCAATTATAGCTCTAAAATGAATATAAGTTTTTAATGTTGGGTTATTATTATCAATAATTCCAATTCTAAATTTAACAAAATCATTTTTAGTTTTATCTGCTGTTACATTTTCTGATTGATATAAAGGATAAGCGTTAATTTTATCTAAAGCATGTTTATAAGTAGAGTTGCCTACTATAGTATTTGGACTATTTGTATTAGCATCTCTTTTTCCTATTGAGTAACTTGAAATATTTCCTTTTTTTCCAGGATCCCCTAAATTAACTCTTTGATTAAACTTATTTGCTTCATCATATGGTAAAGAATTAGGTATTTGATTACCATTATCAGTAATTTTTCTTCTAAAATCCTTAATATCATTAGCATTATTAGTCTTTGAATAAGGAATATTAGATTCAATTTCTTGTTGTGTCCAAACTTGTCTAGGGACTGATTTAGATATTCCACTTCTAAAAGCTTCATTATCTGCTTTTGTTTCTAAACTATAACGGTTTAAAGTAGTATCATAAATCCCATAAGATTTTGTAGCTCCATCACCATCAAAAGTATCAAAAAATGGTTCAATAAAATATTCGGTATTATTTTGAGTTTGAAAAAATCTAGAATTACTATAAAATGCAGCTGATGCTCCTATTCTATATAATTTATCATTTTTTACTTTATCCGATAAGCTATCATCATTAACTGTTGGAGATAAATTTTTATTTGGTCCTAAATAGTTTATTGATTCTCTTTCATCATTAACTGGCACTGTACGTGTTTCTGATAAAGGAAATGGACTATCAGGATTTTGAGCATTAAATGATATAGCCTGGAAATTTGGAACTGATCTAAATCCTGCTATATAACTTGATGTGCCATATTCAGCTCCTGCTAAACTTACTCTAGTATAAGGATTATTAATACCTGTTCTTTGATCTGATAGCATATTAAGTGTTGTTTTACCAACCCCTAATGTAGCACCTGGTCCCCCACTATATGAATATAAAGTATTAACACCTTGAGTATTTGTTTTAACTTTATCAAGTAAACCAAATAGTCTACTTTTATTACCTTCAGTACCATCAGTAGCTATTGTATTTAAATAAGTAGGTAAACCTAAAGGTGTATTTCCGTCAGGTGATCCTAAAGTAGTATTTTTTAAAGGATTTAATCCTTGTTTATTTAAATGTATTCCTAACGCATTTCCTACAGTTTGTCCTATTGTAGATAAAGGAGTATATAATCCCTGATTTAATGCAATATTATCTTTAATAAATTGACCAATTGCAGATCTTTCTTGAGGTTCTTCTGCTTCACCCTGTTTGAATGGAACATACCCTGCTTGAGAACTGACATTAGATAAAGATAAAATATTTTGCTTAGCTGTAAATAATGTTCCTATTAAATTAACAGGTCTTCTACCATTATTACTTGCATCTACACCTAGTGGGTCATCTGCGTTTGTAGTATTTATTTTTCCTCCTCTACCTGGGTAAAATAATTTAGATATTCTTGTTGCATCATTAAGAACAATTCTAGGCAGTAAAGTTCCACCTCGTAAAAGAAAATCGGGTCCTCCTGTTCTACCTACATCTGATAAATCATCGGGTATTTTTCTTTTTACAAAGGGTTGAGCGCTGTTTCCACCGCCAACTGTATCCTTACCATACCTTAAAGATTTAAGGTTAGTTCTTAAATCAACTAAGCCCATATGTTACTGTGGTAAGTTGTTCAAATACTTGTCTCCTTCTTGAACTGTAGCTTCAAGTGTAGATGGCATTGGTAAAACTCCATTTGCAGGTGTTACCTGAGATGCATTAGGATCACCAATAGTAGAATATTCCTTATGTAAAGTTGATGTTTGAAAATTAGGAACATTCGGTGTCTGTCCATTTAAACTTGTATTACTCGCTTGTCCAGAAATTAATTTGTTTAGTAAACTCATAATTGTTGTTTTATTATAAATATTATATTATTGTACTTCGTATAAACCTAAAGGAGCCATTTCAGGTGTTTTCTTAACTAGTTTTTCTAGTAACGCATTTGTTGCACTCATATCTGTTGATTGAGCTGCTACTGTTGTATTATTTCCACCACCTAACATTTGTCCTAATCCCGGGGCAGCAGCAAATTCATCATTAGCCGATAATTCAAATAACCCACCTTCAGCTGGTGAGACTATAGTTTTACCCCTAGAAGAAAACATATCACCTACTTTTTTAGTATCAGTAACAGCTTTAAAATATGCTCCTATTATAGCAGCCCCTGCTGCAAGTCCTAAAGCAGGTCCTACAACAGGAATTAATGATAATGTTGCAAATGCTATTGCTGCCGCCAATGCTGCAAATATACCTCCTAATACAACACCAATTGCTCCCATTTCCTTCATAGATCCTAACACCCCACCAATAGCACTACTTATCCCCATAATACCTTTTACTAAAAATCCTACCGCTTCAAGTACTGGGGTTAAAGCTAATCCTATGGCTAAAATAGGTTCTGCTAAAGTTACAAATACTTCTTTTAATTGATCTATTGTATTAGCTAATCTTTCAGCTTGACTTTGCTGACTTGCAAGAGTATCAAGTCCTCCTTCAGCTAATTCTTTTTGGGCTTGTTCTAATCCTACAGCTGCTATTCTAGAATTTAATAAAGCTTCTCTTTCTTTTGCTTCTTCTGCTGTAGCACCTGCTAATTGTTCTTGTACAAATAAAGTTTGTGCTAAATCTTCTCTATTCATTCCAACAGATTTAGCTAATGCTTCTTGTTGGATTCTGTTCATTTCAGAAAATTCAGCTGATGAACCTATTTGTTCTGAAATTTCTTTAGCTACAGTTGCTAGGTCATTATTTAATGCGGCTTGTCTGGCTTTTTCTAAATTAATATCTTTATTAAGTAATAATTCTGCCTCTAATTCATTTGTAATAGATGATTCAAAATCTAACATACTATCAGCTATACCTTCTACTTTAGATAGTTCCATACCTAATGACTTAGCTGTTGCTACGGCTTCTGCTATTAATTTAGGATTTTTACCAAATGATAATGTTGTAGCTGCTGAAACATCTTTAATACCTTTTAATAATTCTTTTTCATTTAATAAAACACCATTTTGAACAGCTGACATTTGAGCTTGAGCCATAAATTCACCTGTAATAGATTCCATTTCTTGACCTGTAGCTAAGGATATTTTAGCTATTCCTACTAATTCTTCATTGGTAAAGCCTGCCATTTTTCTCATTTGAGTAAACTGAACAAGCATTTCATCACTTAACATTACACCTGTACCTAAAGAAGCATTTACTGCCATAAGGGTTTCTTGTAAACCTTTTGTAGTTACGGCATTAGCTTTTTGCATATCACCTTGGAATACTGTTCTTTCAGCCATATCAGTTAATTCCATTCGAGTTGCAAGAGCTTCCGTATAAGTCATATTCATACTTTTGGCTAAATCTCCTGCGGCTTTATCTCCTGCTACTATGGCTTTAAAAAATTCTATTACTTGGGCAACTGGAGCAAATGCTTTCATCATAGTTTTAGCCATTGCTTTTAAACCAGATGTAAATGCCATTATACCTTTTCTATCCATACCAAGGATTTTTCCGGTTTCCATACCACCTTTTTGGAATTTCTCAGCTGCAGCAGCTCCAGTTAATTGAAATTTACCTTTTCCTTTACTCTTTTTTCTATCTACTTGTAATTTCTTTTCTATACCAAGATTTTTAAGCATACTTTTATTTAAACCTTCACCGGTTTTAAGAGCATGTTCTATGTCTTGTGAAGTTGATAACGCGGCTTCGGAAGCAGCTTTAAATGGTGCATCAAATGCTTTTAAACCAGGTACAGAACCTATAGCTTCTGCAGCTGTTTTGAATGTTTTAACACCAAAGTTATCTTTAATTTTTGATGAGGAATCAGCTATTCTATCTACTTCTACTAATAATTTAGTAGCTTCAGTGACTTGCATGCCAATAGATCTGGCAATATCTTTATCTAACTCACTACCTCCTTTTTTAAATTTTTCTTGCTGTTGTTTTAGAAGTCTAATTGTTTGTTCTAAACCAACTCTTTTTTTAGCAAAATCTAAATCAACTTTATCTACACCTAATTGTCTTTTACCTATAGCAAAAGTTTCCTGTGATATTTTATTTATATCATTAGTAAGTTTTCTGAGGAGAGTTTTTTCAGTACGTTGGAATTTCAGGAATTGAATTTGATCCTTAATAACATTAGAAATATCCTGCTGGTCAGATAAAGCTTCTGAAGTTTGACCAGCGGATTCTCTTTGAATCTTAATTTGCTCCCTTAACAGCTTATTTTGATCATCTATTAATTGCTTAATAGATTTAGCATTTTCCTTATTAAAAGCCATGTAGATATTTTATTATAAATATTATTACTTATAACTTGTTTTACCTTTGTATGCTTTAGATGCTTGAGCAAAGGCAGGTGTGTTTACTTTACCATCTGCCGAGACAAGGGTTTTGTTGCCTTTACCTTTTCCTCCACTTTTTGCATTTTCATATGCCTTTTTTTCTTCAGAATAAAAGTCGGTAATTTCTTTGTAAATGTATTTTCTTAACCAAATAGGTAAGTCATATACTGCTTTAAAATCATATCCACCTTTACCATGAAAGACAATTTGATGGATCATTTGAAATAAATTTAACCTAAATTGAGGGGCATTAGCTGTAGTCAGGCCAAAAAAAGTTAAGTCCTATAGGGACTACTACCTCCTCTCCATTATCCAAAATATAGGATAAATTTACATCTGGTTGAGTTGTTTGGATATGATCTCTGAATGCTCTAGAATCTCTAGCTAAAAATCTATTATCTACAAATTCTCTAATGTCTTTTTTTTCTGAGCTACCATCAACCGATGTAATTAAATGTTTTAATCTTGTAGTTAAATCAGCTGTATCTTCTTTTTTTAATTTTTTAAGTCCGGCTATTTCTCTTTCAACTTGTTTTTCAATTCTACCTGTAGAAATTTGATATGTTAATACTGTGCCTGTAGAAGGAGTTGTAAAAGTAAATTCATTTTTACCTGCTTCAAATATACTTTCATCAATTTCTCTATTTTCTAGAGTAGTCATGTCAAGAGTATAATTTTGTCCTTTTACTATAATATCATAATCCTTACCATATCCTAAAATACGAGTAGCAATTAATAAAGCATTTTTATCACCTACAATTAAATCATCAGTGTTAATATCCTTATTTACAATTACAGATCTTAATAATTTATCAAGTACTGTACCTTTTTGAATATAAGATTGATTAGAAAGAATATCTTCTTCCTTAGCAGTCATATATTTAATTTCTACTTTACCACTAGATAATGGATTGTCTTTTGCATAGATTAGACCTTTTGATGGCAATTCTACCTCTTCGGTCGGGAATTTATATTCGCTCATATACTTTATTTAATTAATAACGTTTATTATACATATACAATATAAAAAAAAGCTTGGCGTAAGCCAAGCAATTTTTATAAAAAGGAGGGGTAAATATTTTTAGAAATTTAGTATACAGTAATCTGGTTGAACTGTTACTTGTAATTCCTGAGCAGCGTTTTCATTATCCCAGTTGTAATCTCCAAAGTTAGCTTCTGTAATTAAAGCTCCTTTAATGATCCATTCTGAAACGATATCACCTACAGGTCCTAATACGTTCATAGTTAAATCTTTTTTATAGAAATCACTATATCCGTCTCTACCTGTTACTGATTCGTGGTGTAATCTAACCCATTCCATTACAGCTTGTGCACCACTTGGAGTAATTGGATCAAATAGTGTCATTTGAATCGTATTCCAAAGTGTTTTACCTTTAACATATCTTGCAACGTTAATGTGGTTTAATTGAACTGTACCTTGAGTTAATGAAACAGCTCCCATACCTTTAATTTGGTATGAAGGAATCCCGTCAACGTATAGGATAAACCTATTTTGTTGCTTTGGTTCAAATGCTGTATAAAATATTTCGTTCGGGTCTAATACTGCCATTGTTGTTTATTTTATTATAAATATTCTATTTTTTAATTTTTATTCAGGAAATGTTGCTCCAGTTGGTAAAACATTGAAATCTAATATTACGAATTCAGCTGTTTTAGTTGGTTGTAGGTAAATTTGTCCTACTAGCTCATTTCTATCTATTACGTCTGGTGTGTTATTTGAAGCATCCATTACAACTTTAAACGCGTATAATCCTTGTCTTTGTTGTACACTTTCTAAGTATGGATTAACTTCTGCTAAGAATGCATTTCTTGTTGCATTTGTATTTTGTTCAAATACTAAGTTATCTGATACTTGTACAATGTATGATTTTAATGCTATTAATAATCTACGTACATTTACTCTATCTAAAGCACTTGCTCTTTTCTGTAATGTTTTCTGTCCAAATACTACAACTCCACTTCCTGGGAATGTTGCAATTGGGTTAACATTTGCTTCATATAAAGTATCTCTGTTTCCAGATGTTAATTTTCTTTCTGCTCTTACTACACTACCTAAAGCTCCTCTAATTAGACCTGCTGGTGCGAACCATGGATCTGAAGAAGAATCTGTGAATGCATATACTGCTGGTATATAAACTGAAGCTGGTGCCCAAACTGTTTGTCCAGTATTTGCATCAACTGTCTGTAACCAAGGCCAGTATGTAGCTGAGTATGAAGTATCGTATGAAGATGCTTGTGTAGTTACTGAGTTAATTGTTGAATCGTATCCCACTAAATCAATTACTGAGATACAATCTGTTCTACTTTGTGCTAATGCTACAATTGAACTAACTTGTGATGAATGTAAAGATCCTATTAATCCAGGAGCTGATATTACATTATATTGATAATCATCTTTATTAGTTAATATGTTAATTGAAGCTGTGTAATCATCAGGACTAATACCCTGAATATTACCTGCTTCTATATTTTCATTAAATTTAGCATTATTGTTTATTACGTTTTTACCTGTAGCGGCTGCAAATGAACCTGATCCTACTAATGGTAAACTTCCTGTAAATGCTGCTTTAATTGAACCATCATTATTAAAATATTGAGGTGTTGGTGTTCCAACGCTATCTACATAAACATAAGCACTTCTACGTGGGTAATTACCATTTGTTTTTACATAGTAATCAGCACCATCTTGTTCTATACTATAATAAGTATCTCCTATTACTTTACCAACATAATTAACTGCTGTTGGATCTAATGATAAGTTATTATAAGTTTCTAAAATAGCTTTTTGATTATTAACATCATTACCACGTCTAATCAATAATGAAAATTGTCCTGATGATGTATTTACTGAAGCAATTTCCCATCTTAGGTTATCAGCTGATCCACTTTCTAATGAACCATTTGCATTTAACGAACCTGAAGAGTTCATAATTTCACCTTCAGAGATTGTTTTTAAAACAAATGATTGTTTTTGATATTGAGTAGCTGCTGCATCTTGCCAAGCGTTAGCCATGATACCACTTCCGTTTGGACCTGCTTGACTACCTGAAGTAAATGCTGATGTAAATGAACCAGATACTGCTCTTGATACTAATAATGATTCACCACCTTGAGCAAAATAATTTCTTGCTGCGATAGAATTTAGATATGTGTAATATTGGGAACCGCTTTCTACTGCTCCTCCAAAAATAGCCTCATATTGTGAAAATGAAGATACCGCTGTTGGAATTTGCACAGGACCTTTAACTGCAGGTCCGATAATTGCTGCACCAAAAGTTACAGGTCTTGATCCAATAAACGACTGATCATTTTCTCTTGCTAATACACCCGGAGATATTAATGTTTCTGCCATTGTTATATATTATATTTATTTTGTTTTATTATAAATATTAAAAATTATCTCAAAAAACTATTCTACTGGGATGATTTCTCCTTTTTCTAAATCAAGATTACCATCACCATATTTTTCTGTAAGTTCTTTGGCTAGATTACTTTGATCTACTCGTAGTTTTTTAAACTTTTCTAATATTTCTTCTTTTTTTTCTTCCAATAGTTCAAATTGCAATTCAATTTGTCCTAATGCCCCTACTATCTCATTTGTATCATTTTGATAGTCTTTTAATTTTGCAACTTCTTCTTCTGATAACTTTTTATTTGCCATAATGTCTAATAAATTTTGTGTTGGTTATAAATATATATAAATAATTAAAAAAATACACCTATTGAAGATCTCTTAAATTTCTTTTTCTATGATCATCAGTTGGATTTTGTATAGGTTGATCCGCATCTTCTATATTACTTACTGTTTCCGTTCCAATAGTAATTTTAGCTTTTGAATTATAAATTTTAGTAGAATTTAATTCTCGTTGGATTGTATCTGGGAGAATATATCCTCTTAATCTTATATTAAAAGTACCTGTAACTAATCTATCTTTACCTGTTGTTAGTTCAGTTGCAGTAGTAAATGAATCTATAAATGCTCTAAATTGGAATCTTTCTGGATTACCCCAATAAGCATCTGATGCATATTCACATGCTTCAATTATTTTATTTAATTGTTCCATGTAATAAGTTTGAATTATACAACTATATTCCATAGTTACATAATCAGGTTGAGCTACTACATGAAATTTTTCTACAGGTTTTCTATTATTTAATGTAGCAAAATTACTATAAAAATTCTTTGGGCTATATTGTTTAGACCATTTACCATATAAGTTAGGTTGGTTAGCATCTAATTTATTTGCTACTGTTCTATCTTTAGCTATTGAGTCCCTTTTAATTACAATAATAGGTAACATAATTGCACCTTTTTTATCTCTATAATACCCATCACGTTGAAATGATTTCCATCTTTCAGGAGCACCATAAATTACAGGTACTTCTCTACGTTGACCATTTTGGTATACAAAAGGTTTTATTTGATTTATAAAATAATAAAATATAGCTTCATCAATATCTTTAATACCAATAGAATATTGTTTACTAGAATCACCTTTCATACTCATTTGAGCAGATCTATTAATAGCTATACCTGTATCTTGATAATTTGGATTAACTGGTATATTAGCATCATTAGGATTAGTTTGAATCCCTCTGTCTTCTATACCTCTAAAAGCTTGATGTTTATTCTCGCTTAAAGTTAATTGATATTTTGGTATTGGTTTTCTTGGTTTTGCCATTACATTCTTTCTTGATATGGTGAAATTGCTACTTTATCTGCTGGTATATAATATGTTGATACTAATACTGAAACATTATTACCAAATTTTTCTAATCCTGGATTAAGTGGGTTAGGAGTACCATCACTATCATTATTAGGATATTCAGGGTTTTTACCTCCCCAATATTGGTTAGCAATTGTACTTTGTACTCCGTAATATGCTTCTTCAAATAATATAATATCTCCTACTCTAGGAACAACATCTTTTTCTACTAAATCATCTCTTAAAAAGTAAAAATTAATAGGTTGGTTAAATTGAATACCTTCTACATTTTCACCATATTCTTGATCTCCTCTATCCATTAAAACATTAAATAGGAAAGGACCATTATAATATTTTTCCTCAGCTGCTTCACCATAGATATTAACTTTAGTTTCTTCTAATCTAAATTGGTAAATAGCACATTGCTGAGTAATAATATTACCCATAACCTCTCTATTTAAATGTCGCATCAGAGACCAATCTCTGATTCCAGTATACATTGCCATATTATCCTATAAAAATAGTCCAAGGGACTTGTTGTAATTCCTTCATTTTAGAATCTGCTTCATTTGCTCTTCTTTCTAAAGAAGCCATTCTAGATGTTTCATCAAAATATGTTCTTAATCTTTCTATTAAAGCAGTTTTTTCAGCTGTAGCTGCTGCTATTAAATCTGATTGATTAAGTGTTACATCTGCGTTAGGAATAGGTATAGTACTATATTTACCTCTTACGTAACCTAACATTTCTTTTGCTAATGCTAGTGTATACTCAAATATCCATTGTCTACCTACTGAATTGATAAATTCGTATGTTGGGTTTTCATATGGAGCATTTGATACATTTGTAACTTTATCTCGTTCTTGACTAACAGATGTATTTATTCTTTCTTGTCGTATAATATACTCAAACCAAATTTGAGGTCCT